CTACCTTGACTCATTAAGGAATCCTATATAGATCTAGTACACGTTTAATATGATCAGGGAACCCAACATTTCCAGTAAGAGTTCCTGAAGGGTTATGCATAGAAGCACTACCTAAATTACGAGTAATTTTGTGTTCTTCTTTCATATAATAAGAGGTCAAATCTATCATAGCTAATTTTAGGTCTGCTGGTGTAGACGCATAACCGGCTGTATAAGTCACCTTAACCGCATCTATGCCAACAGGCCAGTATGCTCCTATTCTTCTAACAGAATCCGTCTTTAAATCAACAGCGTATTCTGTGAGTTCCGTTAGTGTGTAGTAAGCTTCACTAGTAGAAGATCTTTCTGAAACCCCGCTAACCACTAAGATTGGGGACTCAGTTACCTGCACATCGCAACCTTGCCAGTCGGGGGAGAAATACTCATCTAACGGAGTAGTAGCATAGTCTAAAAAAGTATTATTACAATAGGTTTTAACGAGCTGACTTACAGAAGATATAATAATCCCCAGACGTTCGTCATCTTTAACGCCAGTGAGAGCTTTTGCTTGCTTATAAGTTTCAGTAGTTAGTAGTTCAGCCATAAATCAACTCGTTAAAACCGAGGGGCCGAAGCCCCTCAGCTATTCTTAAACTACTATTAAGCTAGTTTATATTGTAGTGAAGCAACAGACTTAGCATCAGTGATAATGTCGTCGAAGCCTAAACGTTGTGTAGCAACTAGAACGCGGTTTTGATCTTTAACGCTGTAGTCACTTTCTACACGCATACCACGAAGACGAGGCATGATGAAGTTACGTGGATTAACACAAATTGCGGCGTGAACTGAAAGGCCTTTAGCAGCAAATTCGTCACAAACAATTACGTTTGTTCCGTAAACACTACCTACAGAACCTTTCAGCTTAGTAGCATCTGCGCCGACTATATTAATATCAGTCCACTCAGTATCTTCAATTAGATTATAATATGCATCTAGAGAAACGATGTAAGTTACATCAGAAGGCTTAAGACCATATTTACCCATTGCTTTACGCATGTCGAACAGATCAGCTGCAGTAATTACATCAGCAGCCGCAAAACCACTAGCTCCCTGATCGATATTAGTACCGGCATCTTTAGCTGTTTCTGCAAGACCGTCCCATAGTCCAGTAGCATAAACACTACCAGCGAAACCACCCAGTAGAATACCCTGCTCAACTGAACGAGCGTGAGAGCGTACCATAGCCTCTTTGATAAGACCTAAGATAGGGATGATTGCATCTTCTTCGGTCTCGTTTCCAAGATAAGAAGTACTAATCATACGAGCAGTAGTGATAACTTTCTCAGTTAGATCAGCACCCGCATGGGTTCCAAATGCAGCAGAACGCTCGTCAAGGTTACCTTTAGGAGCAGTTTGAGTTGCATTACCAGCATTACGAGCAGCAGTCTCAACATAACCTGAGTCTGGCATGATCGGAATAGTCATAGTATTAGAAGTCATTGGAATCTCACGGAATAGAGGAGCCAGCACTAGGGCTAGTTCAATATCACGCTCGATATTAGTAGAAATTACAGATTCGTAATCAGTACTGGAAACTTCAACACCAGATGTAGTAGAGACAACTTTCTCTCTAACTAGTTTACCTTTAGCAGTATCCCAACCCTTGCCAGTAGCAAGACCTAAAAGGTGCGCGTCTACGATTTCGTCAGCATGCTCTTTTCTCCAGTCGCCGGTAGCCCCGCGATCAGTAAAGTGGCGCTTAGAAGTACGAATGTTATCGATCTCAGCAGATTTAGAAACTAGATCTGTTTTAAGTTCAGCAACAATAGCTTCGAGGGACTCATTTTTGTCATTGAAGCGCTTCTCAATGTCAGTAAGTAGAATCTCAGCAGCAGTAGTAACTTTAATACTAAAGTCTTTGTCTGCTTTGTCTGCGTCTTCTTGTGCTTTCTTCTCAGCAGCAGCATTTTCAATCATTTCTTTACGAGTAGCCTCTGCAGCATCTGCAGCAGCTTTATTTACCATTTCTTGAATTTCTTCAGGTGTAAGCATTTTTGTCTCCATTTTTAACGAGATTTCCTCGTCAGCTTTTGCCTTGTCAGTAGCTTCTTTAGCTTTTGCTAATTCTTCTTCTGATTCTTCGGCTGGTTTGAATTGTTTAACGTACTCATCATATTCTTGTTTGGAATCAAACGATTTGGACAGTGAAAAAGTTGCGTCCTGGTTGCAGGGAACTGAGACAACTGACGTCTCGTATAATTCCGCATCTTTAATTAAAAAACCATCTGTTGCTGAAATGTAATCAGCATCTTTAATCATGAAGCCAACTGAAAAAGTAGTAAGGACTCCATCTTTGATTAATTGTTGCAACTCAAGGTCTGCACTAGAAATTTCTGCATCTATTTCTAGACCTCGGTCCGTAACAGAAATAGCAGTTGCTCTACCAATAGGCTTGTTATAATTGTGGTTGAAAAGAATAATAGGATTTTTCTTATAACTCTCTATACCACCTTTACTCCAAGCTTCTGGAAGAATAACGTCACCAGCTCTATCAGTATCTGCAGTACTAGCAAACCCAGAGATTTTAAGCTTACCCGCTTCAGTTTCTTTAGCTTTGAAGCTAGCGTTTAGATGAAGAATCTTATTTTTAATCATTCTTTACCTCCGCTTTAGGCACTTTAACCTCTTTGACTGCATTCTTAATTACAGCCTCAGCCTCTTGCTTAGCTTTTTCTTCGGCTTCAATCCTTGCGTCTTCAGCGTCAATCTTTGCATTTTCAGCTTTAATCTCTGCATCAATTTCTTCTGGAGTTAATTGTTCTATTCCTACAATGTTTTCGTAATCTTCGGGGAAGTTTACTTTAATCATTCTAGGAAGTCTGCTCCAATTCCCTAGAAGTCTTTTTATATTTCTAGGTGGAATTGGGGTGTCTTTTTGCTTAGCATAAGTATTCTTATCTAATATTTCGCCTTTCTCTAAAAAATAATCAGTAAGCGTTCTTAATGCTACAGCTTTTCTGCTTGGTCTCATTTTTTACCCTCTTCCTCTTTAGGTCTTCCACCCTCACTTGGGTTTACGGCACTTCCAGCCACATTAGCAGGAATTCGTATTTCATCATGTCCATCCATTGGTTTTTTACCTATTAACTCTCTAGCTTCGTTGGCGCTAATAATACCACCATTAACTAAGGCAGCAAAATAAGAGGCCTGTTCACTTAATTCTGGTTGTAGTGCTGGGGTATCTGTTATATCCTCTTTCACTTGATAACCAAAAAATCTTTCAAAAGCAAAGTTTATTTTCCTAACTATAGGTAGTACAGTTTCTAAGTAGAATAATCTATGGTTAGGTCTTATATTTGCATTGTTTCCTCCGTCTAGTAAGATTGGAGGTACTCCTAAAGCTTTAAGTATAATTTTCTCATTATCAGCAATGGACGCCTGAAAGTCTAGCTCTTTAAAGTTTATGTCAGTGAGAGATGCTACTTCGAGTCCTCCGTCTAATAATAAAGGTCTACGACCACCCCCAGAAGGGCTATAACGCATTTGCCACGACTTTAGTAGGCGTTCTTTTATCTTTTCACTTAATGTATTAGGAGATTTTATTATAAGACCAGGAACTGCCCCATTTTTAAAGAAATTATCTTGGAAACCCCGCATCGAGGTGAGTAGGGCCATTGTTCTAGTAGCCGGTCTTAATCTAGATATTCCTCTATATATAGAGAAAAAGGAGTTTTCTTTAACATGAATAATTTCATTAGGGAAGTACTTAATCTGACCCTCGTAGTCATAGTAATCAACATAAGTTACTGGGTCTGAATGAATTGTTACTTTATCGGCAGGGAGGTGATACAGGTGAGTACCATCGAAATATATAAAAATGTTCCCATCAATAATTAGATCAATGATTAAGTTTCGTCTAAAAGTATTAATATCTTGAAATGGGTTAGGCTCTCTATTTAATAGTCTATCTACGGTAACTCTACGAACACCTTTATACACCGCCGTGTTGTCTAAAGCTTCTCCGACTGCACTTTTGATTTCAGCAGAGTCATCAACAATCATATTTGTGCCCCTGTTGACTATTTCAATAGACTCATACTGCTTTCTATAATTAAATATAATTTCTCNACTAGCTATACTATCTCCTTCATTAAGGGATATTATAGACTGAGCGGGATTCAACTTAGTTTCTAATTCATCCTCTAACTCAGCTTCGAGAGCGGCAATTCTTTTATCTTTTGAGGTATTAAACCAGCCCATGTTTATCTCTCTGCCTCTGTACCCAGCGAGCCTGCTTTTTAGCAGTCGCTAAAACTGGGTTCCTACCATATAATCGGTGAATTCCATTTTTATGGTGTTCTTTACATAAAGTGACTGTATCATTATACATTTGTTCTCTATGCTCTTCAATAAAATCATCCCTACACTCTAATATATCGTCTACCGTTTCAATCTTTAACTTATTTTTCTTTTCCCACTTATGGAACATCTCAGATACGGAACAATAATGATGAAACTCTAAGTCTTCTGTGGTGTCACATATATAACAGTTAGTACCTTTAACGTAATTTGCTTTTGCCCGATCTCTGATGTATTTAACTTTATCGCGTTTTAATTCGGCCATTTTTTTAAGTTCCAATTTTTCAGTTATCTAATTATAACGTTACACAAGATCAAAGTCAAGAATTATTTTTTTGATGCTTATGCCCTATATAAACTCTATTACCACAATCAATTTCTTTTATTAAAACCCAGAACAGCTCGTTTCATAACTATATAATGCGTATCTTAAAGCATCCGCCATATGAGATGCTTCATTGTGTACTGGCTTCTCTTTTATTAAAGCCTTATTTGGATCCCACTGATATTGATCTAAAGATTTTAAAGTCTCTCTGCAATCAAAATCTACAATTAATTTATCATTATCCGTGATAGAAGCTATAAAACCTATCCCATCAAGAACTGACTTCTTAGCATTAGTACATGATATATCATACATTTGAGCGAAATCGAACTTTGTCTGAGCAGCTGCCGAGTCTATAAAAACATAGTCTACATCCCACTTATCCATTAATTCTTTAATTGACTCAGCATGTTGTTCAGTTGTTCTTTCAGCATTATAGTACTCATCTAATACATAATAAGTTTCAGTATTCCAATCATAAGCTACAATAACTAATGCAGTAGGATCACGAAATCCAATGTCAAGCCCCGCGATCACGTCCATATCCTTATGAATATACATATCTTGTAGACTTTGAGCACAGAGTTCATAATTAAAGTTCCACACCTGACCTTCGAATGTGTTAAAGTCTGCCATATACTCTTGTTGAAATTCTGCGTGAGACATAGAGTTTCTAGCATCTTCAATATCTTCTTCAGATATACGTGGATTATCGTGATAAGTAGCCTTTATGGAAACCCAAGTAGGATATTTAGTGGTAAAACCCCGCTGAAAGAAACCAGAGAACCAATTATTTCTACCTCGGGGTGTACTAATAAATATAGCTTTGGAGTTCTCTT